AGAACAGATGCTGCAGGTTCTGAGTCTGGACGAAGCAAAAAGTCATCTAAGAGTTGATTTTAACGACGATGATGATTACATTAAAGGGCTAATATTCGCCGCAATCCAATATGCCGAGGGTTTCCAAAAACGAAGTATAGCCCCCTACACGCTTCAATTAACCCAAGACCAGTTTGGATATGCGATCCCTTTACGTCGTGGTCCAGTCAAGAATGTGGTTAGTGTCAAATACACGTTGCTCGACGGTACAGTCAAAGAAGTATCATCCGACAGTTATATCTTTTCAGCCGACGAACAGCTGGTTCCAAAAACATGGTGGCCGTCCGAAGCATTGCAAGATGTTGATGGGGTTAAAGTTATTTACAATACAGGTTACGATACCGTTCCAGCGACAACTAAACAAGCCTTGAAGCTCCTAGTCGGTCACTGGTATGAAAACCGCGAGCCTGTCGGTCAGGTGACGGGCGAGATACCCTTTTCAAGCCAAGCATTGCTCTGGATGGATAGGAGCTGGTGATTATGCCGGCAGGGAAATATCGACATAAGATCACGATTCAACAGCCAGGCACCATCAGAAATGAGTATGGTGAGATTGTTGAGGGTTACATTGATTTCTTGGAAACCCGAGCACAGTTTAAACCCTTGTATGGCCGTCAACTATTTGCTGCAGAGGGGTCGGGCAGCGAGTCTACAGTGACTTTTGCGATCCGATACCGCACAGGAATCAAGGCAAACTTCAGGATTAGATACCAAGGTGAAATTTATGAGATTCTATATGACCCTATGGATGTTGACGGTCTACACAAGGAATTACTTATTTATTGTAAGAAGGTGGAATAGATGGCCGAAGTTGAAGTCACATTCAAGATAAAAGGGATTGAAACCCTAGAGAGGGACATTCGAGAGTTAGGCAAGCTGCCGCAGGTTGCCGTTAGTAGATCCGCGAGGGCGGGCGCAAATATTGCCCTTAAAGCAGCCAGAAAGCTGGCTCCTTACGATTTAGGCTATCTGCGTAAGGGTCTAACCCTTAAAGCCGAAAAAACGACTAAGAAGGGCAAAAAAGTGTACGAAGTTACGTTCAACCGTAACTACAACAGCATTTTTCAGAAGCCTTATGATCACGGTCGTAAAAAGGCTTACTACCCTGCTTCTCAAGAATGGGGCTTTACCGTTTACGGTCACTATACACCTGGTTACAGATACCTGCGAAAATCGATTGATGAAAACAAACGGGCTATCGAGCTGGAAACACTAAGTACATTCGGCAAGGAAATAGACAAGAAGCTAGGGAGGTAAGAGGATGAGCTTTGAACAGTGCTTACGGGAAGAAATGGAAACCGTTTCGGGTTTAGCTGATAAAGTGTTCCCAGTTAATGCACCAGAAAGTTGTCCCTCCCCCTATGCTGTCTATTTCTCAAGCGAGGGTACAGCGGATAAAAGTCTGAATGAGGTTTTGTCTTCAAGAACACTTGATTTCAGCGTACACGTCATATCAGCGACTTACTCTGAAGGGAAGACAATAACCTCGGGGGTGGTCCAACGTCTACAGTCTTTCTTCCAGAGAGAGATTGGTGTAAGTAACCCGATTTTCTGCGAGGACATCACAATAGACCCTACAACAGAAACTTGGGACAATCAACTTAATATGTTTCGTTTCATTGTCGATGCGACGATCTATATTTAACACGGCGTTCTACAATTTAAAAAGGGGGTTTGACTCTTGGCTCAACGTTCTACGGGTACAGTGCTTAAACAAGGTACTACTTCTGTCGCAGAATTGACCGAGATCGGAGGATTGGAGCTGTCCGCCGACACGATTGACGTTACGTCTTTAGACAGCACGGGCGGTTATCGCGAATTCATTGGTGGATTCAAAGACGGCGGGGAAGTCAGTATTTCTGGATTCTTCGCACCTGATGACCCAGGACAACAAGCTCTGTATAATTCCTTCGAGAGCGGTACAACAGACAGTTATACCATTGAATTTCCAACTCAAATGGGAGCATCTTGGACATTTAGCGCAGTGGTGACTAAATTCTCAACTTCTGTTGCCGTTGAAGATGCGGTCTCTTTTGAGGCGACATTAAAAGTCTCGGGAGCACCCACCTTAATGCTTCCGACTGGGACTTAATATTTAACTGGAGGGACAGATTATCTGTCCCTCTTTTAAAAAGAGAGGGGATTGAAGAATGTATACTCCAATAAAACTAGACAAAGTGAGAAATCTTCGTTACGGAATGGTGGCTTTAGATCTTATCGAGCAATCTCTCGGTATGTCTATTCAAAGTCTGGATTTGGATAACTTAACCATGAGGCAGTTAGGCACCGTAATCTGGGCGGGGCTATACCACGAGGATAAAAACTTGACGGTTGAAAAAGTTATGGAACTTGTTGATGAACACTCAAACATCGTTGAAGTGGTTGAGATTATGTCCCAAGCGTTCCAGAAAGCGTTTTCAGGCAAAGCTGCCCCGCCAGAGGACAAAGAAGGAAAAAACTAGATGAGGGCGGAGTTGATTTCAGCATTCTCAATGCTTTAGAAGTCTCCGCCCAAATCGGATTAAGTACGCTTGAGTTTTGGCAGTTGACA